CGCTTCACCGTGTCGATCGACAGGTCGGGCAGGTCACCGATGATGCGGCCAGAGAGGATCTCCGACGCGAGCCACGTGTACGTCACCCGGAACCTCCTAGAGTCGCTTGTCGGCCCAGCTGATGCCCTCGATCGAGAGGTTCAGCACGGCGGTGAAGGCCGACGTCGGGCGGAACGAGATCGTCCCGTCGGGGGCCACGACGAGCAGGTGCGACCGGGACTGGTTCGCGTCCACGAAGAACGTCCGGGCGACCTTGAGGCCGTAGGCGTCGGGGAACTTACCGACCGGGTACTCCTCGCCGACGACGAAGTTCGCTGCGATGCTGCTCGTGATGTTCCCCTCGAGGAGCACACGGCCCGCCTGCGCCGTCGCGATGGGGGCGCGAGGAGCCGCGGTTGGCCGGTAGATCCCGATCGCGGTCATCGCGGACGTGTCGGGGCGGCCCGCGACGTGCACCCACACGGGCTGCCCGCCACTGAGGCCGAGGTACTCGAAGATCGAGTTCGTCGCGACGACGCGGCCGAGCGTGCCGACCGGGGGCCGGTCCTCGTCCAGCATCGCCCGGGTCAAATACTCGACGACGCCGCCCGCCGCCGGCACTCCGCGAGCCTCCCACACGACCGTCGGAGCGCCGCCGCCCTGCTTCGGGACTGTGATGCGCGCGAGGCTCATCGACCGCACCGGGAGCGCAGGAGCGACCGGGACTGCTCCGGCCGCGCCCTGGACGTACCGCACGACCACCGTCGGAGGAACGGCCTGCGAGCCGTTCGCCTCGGCCGGGTCGGTCAGCTGGACGTAGACGCGGTCGATTCGAGAGTTCGACGCGTCAGCGGGGGCCAGGTCGCCGCTCACGACCTCGTCGACTGCGTAGGTGTATGCGCCCGCCTCAACGGCTGGCTGCACATCGAGCACCCCGGCGTGGAGCCCGCAGCGCCACGTCGTCGACGTCGCGGTGACGGTGGCCGGCGACGTGCCCGGCCGGACGCCGGACAGCGCCCCGAAGGGACGCGCCGTGGTGGCGCCAGACAGGAACGGTGCGTGCAGCTGTCGGAGCCCCCGCCCGGAGTAGGCGGGGGTGCCGCCGACAGCGTCGGCGGGGAAGAGACGTTCGGCCATGGGTTCCTACTTCCAAGCTGGGGTGGCGACCACGGTCAGCAGTGCTTCCGGGTCGAAGGAGTCCGCGGTGAACGTCCACGTGTTCGGGCCGGGTGTGAAGCCCGACCAGCCGCGAGAGGTGATCCAAGGGGCGCGCGTGGCCTGCCCGTTCGCGAGCACGCTGCGGGCCTCCATGTCGACCTCGAGCCACTCACCGGCACCGAGGACGAGCGACGACGAGAAGATGAGCTGCGCGCCCGTCGAGACGTGCGTCACGACCGGCCCGCGGCAGGGCCCGTCGATGCGGAGCCGCACGGGACCGGTCTCGTTGCCCGGGTTCGTGATCGACACCTGCCCAGTCACCGTGACGGCGTCGATGGTGAACGGAATCGTGAGACCACCCACGATGTCGTCGAGGACAGCGAGCGTAGCCGCGTTCGAGCGTTCGCCGTCGGCGGTGTAGAGCTCCATGTTCCCGGTCGCGCCGTTGGGGTGGGCAGCGAAGCCTTGACGGTTCGCCATGAACGAGAACTGCGCCTCGGTGAAGCTCGACGCGGCCGATCCTCCCTCACCGCCGCCCGGGATGATGAGCCCGCCGAAGGTCGACGGGAGAGCCGACGAGCCGGAGAGGTCAGCGGCGAACTTGCGCGACTCGGTGGACTCCACCTGAACCGACCAGGTCGCCTCCGTGGCCGTCAGCCACTTCGTCAGAACGTCGTCGCTACGGCCAACATCGACCCACCGCGCACGCCCCGCCTCGACGACGGTGAGGCGCACGGAGTTGATGTCCGCTGCCGCGTTCAGGCGGTCGATCGCATCAGAGAGGGCCGGCGCGGTGGGAGCGAAGATCTTCCCGGACAGCGCGACCGACCGACCGACGGCAAAACCGCGCGACGCCCACGACCCAGCCTGCCGCGGCTTCTGCTCCAACCGCCTCGTGCTGGCTGTCGCACCCCATCCGTCGAGGGCCTGCAGCGACCAGTCGACGCCGAACTCGTCGACCGCCCCGAAGACGATCGGGCCGAGCTGGGCGTAGACCTGGTCCGGCTGCAACTCCATCAGATGGTCCTCCCTTGCTGCCGTCGAGAGACGGCCTGAGCGACCGCGACCGGGCTGGTCGGTGCCGTGATGTAGAAGCGGTCCCCCTCCCGGGTGACGGCTCCTGAGGGCTGCGTGACGAGGCGCAGCGACGGCTCCACGTAGCGAGGGGCCTGCGCGTAGACAGGGCCGCCATCTGCGAAGCCCGGAGCCCTCCGAGAAGCGAGAACCTCGCGGCGCAGCGCCAGGATGTTGCCGTGGCCGCCTGCCGCCGCGACCTCACGCGCGGTCCACACGTGCTCGCCGTTCGACAGCCGCGCGACGATCGAGTCGGACGTCCCCGTTCCAGGCCCGTACACGGGGCCACCCGAGGCGTACGTCCCCATGCGGCCGCTGCCCGAGGCGGCGCCGTTCAGGTCGGCGAGCTCCGAGCGAGCGTTGCGGATGCCTGCGAGCAGCGAGTCGAGCTGCGAGCGGTCGACGGCCGCGTGGATCGAGATCGTCATCTCACGGATCGTCTGCGCGAGGTTGGCCTGGATCGCGTCGATGTCGGCCTGCGTCTTCGAGACGCCGGTCGCCTGGATCGCCGTCGAGACGTTCGACGGGATCAGACCGAGCTGGTCGGCGTACGCGTTCGCTGCTTCCTCGGAGACCCCCGCAGCGACCGAGGCTGCGATGTACGCGTCGCGCCCACGCTGGATCGCAGCGGAGGCGGCCTCCTGGTCGTTCGTCTGCGAGATGATCGCCGACGACAGGGAGAGCGCGGAGCTCGCGATGTCGTCGAGCGCGGCCTGGTTTGACCGGCCCGCCTCGGTGGAGACGTCCATGGTGCGGCCGTTGTCCTCAAGCGCCTTCGACGCGTCGTCGATCGCGGCCTCGAAGTCACGCGTCGCCGCGTTCGTGTCGAACTGCGCCTTCCCGAAGTTGGCGATCGCCTCAGCGAGGTCGTCGATGTCGCCCTCAGCCGACTCCGCCGCGCCGCCGAGCTCGGTCAGCGCCTGCTGCTGCTCGTCAGCGGAGCCCTTCGCGAGCTTCGCGGCCAGGTCACCCTTGCCGATCGCAAGGTTCAACAGCTCCTGGTCGGTCACGGTCACGCCGGCAGCGGTCGCGAGGTCCGTCAGGGTGGCCTTGTAGTCGGGCATGACCTCGAGCAGCCGCTCGACGGTGTCCGCCCCGCCGCCCATCTCCTTGACCATCGCCGCGAACTTCTTCGACGCGCCGCCGTAGTCGGTGCCCGCCATCTCAGAGAAGGTCGACCCGATCTGGGTGAACGTCGCTTCGTTCTCCTTGAAGACCGCCGAGAGGTCCGTCAGGCCGAACGTCAGACCGTCGAGGAACTTCGTGAACTTCATGTCGGCCTGGTCGTTGAAACCGCCCGTGAGCTTCTTCAGCGACGCCAGCGCGTCGTTCGACTTGAAGCTCTGCCCCTCCTGGACGTCGAAGCCGATCCCGGACTTCGCGAACAGCTTGTTCACGTTCTCGAAGTCGACCGACTTCAGGGCCTTGTTCACGTCGGCGATCTGGTCAGCGGTGAGCTGGCCCTGCGCGCCGAGGCCGGCGAAGCCGCCCGTGAGAGCCGTCAGACCGAGCAGCAGTGCCCCACCCTTGCCGATGCCCTTCGCGAGGACACCGCCGGTGATGTTCGCCTGCTGCATGGCGGCCCGAGTCGCCGCGATCTTCGGCACCAGGGTGACGAACCCGAGACCGGCGGCCGCCGCCGCCGCGGCCGCGACGCCGAGCGCCAGGCCGAGGGCCTGCACCGGCGCCGGCGCTTCCGCGTAGGCGGTCACGAGACCGGTCGCGCCCTGCACGAGCTCGCGCAGTGTGCCGTTGGCGCTCGACCCGGTCTGGATCAGCGCGGTGTCGAGAGCACCGCCGAGAGCCTCGACGTCACCCTTCAGGTTGTCGAGCTTCAGCCGGGCCGTCTCGGCCGCGTAGCCGCTGTCGTCGACAGCCTTCGACCACTCGGCGACGCCCTCTGCTCCCGACTGGTACAGCGCCGTGGCCGCGGTGATCGTCTCTCGGCCGAAGATGATGCCGAGGGACGCCTGACGGGACTCCTGGTCCATCGTCCCGTACGCCTTGGACAGCTCGCCGGCGGCGTTCTCGAGGCCGAGGAAGTTGCCCTGGGCGTCGTAGAGGTTGAGGCCGAGGCGCTCGATCTCCTTGCCGGCCTCCTTCGACGGCGACGTCAGCGAAGCGAGCACACCGCGCAGCGAGGTGCCGGCCTGCTCGCCGATGATGCCCTGCTGCGCGAAGAGCGCCAGCACGCCCGTCGTCTCCTCCAGGCTGACCCCGAGCGACGCCGCCACGGGGCCAACGAACTTCAGGCCGTTCGCGAGGTCGTCGACCGAGCCCATGGCCTTGCCAGCGCCAGCCGCGAGCACGTCGGCGACGTGGCTGGCCTTCGACCCGTTCAGGCCGAACTGCTGCAGCGTCGTCGACGCGATCTCGGCCGCCCGTGCGACACCGAGCCCGCCCGCAGCCGCCAGATCGAGCGACCCAGTCAGGCCGCCGCCGAGGATGTCCTTCGCCGACAAGCCCGCCTTTGCGAGCTCGTCGATCGCGTTCGCAGACTCCGTCGCGCTGAACACCGTGCTGCTACCCGCGTCGAGCGCAGCCTGGCGGTACTGCCCCATGACGTCGGCGGTCTCGTGCGTAGACGCCTGGACGTTCGACATCGCCGCGTCGAAGTCAGCGAACTTCGACACTGCCAGGCCGACACCCGCGGCCGCGCCGACGGCGATCGCCGCGAGGGCCGGCTTCAGCTCCTTGCCGAGCGTCGTCGAGAACTGGTTCGCAGCCCGAGCCCCGTTCTGGAACTCCTCGACGACGCCCCGCATGCTGGCGGTGATGTTGAGCCGTACGGAGCGTGCGTCCATCGCGTGACCTCGATCCGTCGGGCCCGCGCCGGGGCTACTGCTGCTGTGGAGTTGTGTGCTTCAGCGGTGACACGCGGCGACGACGCGGCACCTTGTAGACCGGGATCACGACACCGTTCAGGTGCGCCTTCGGGTCCGCCGCCTGCAGGCGATCGCGCATGTCGAGGCGGGCCTTCTCGGCGTAATCGATGAGCGGCGCCCGGACCCACGCCCCCTCGGGGCTCTGCACGGGGTGGCCGGCGACGAACTCGAACGCGCCATCCGGGTTCGCCGGGTCAGCCTCGGCCGACAGCGCGTCGGACATCAGGTGCCCGTGCGGGCCCTCCTCCGCCTCGAGCGCAGCCAGGGCCACGAGCCAGTCATGGTCCGTCGGCCCGAATTCCGGCTCCTGCGTCGTCGTCGCGGCCACCAGGCGGCCGTCGTCGTCGTACTCGTACTCGGTGCGCGAGGAGGGCTCCCAGCCCTGCAGACGACGAAGCGAGACCCCGAGCGCGCGCGCCTGCACCAGCTCGCCGCGCAGCTCGGGGTCCTCGATCAGTCTTTTTTTAGGCGGCCGATCGTCCGCGCGGACCGCATCACGTTCATCTCGAGCACGACGGTCGCGATGTTCTCGATGTCCCACCCGGACGCGACCTTGTGGATCGTCTCCCAGTCGGCGTCGTCGAGGGGCTCCTCGGCGCCGTCGGTGACGTCGGTCCCGTTCACCTTCGCGGCGATGAGGGCGACGGCGTGGTGGTTGTAGCCGAGCTGCGCGTCGAAGGCGACGTCCTCGCGCGGGCCGTACTTCGCCGTGAGCTCCGCCCACTCGATGCCGTCGAGCTTCGTGAAGCGCAGCGTGCGCATGAACTCGGCCTCACTCTTCTCGAGCGCTGCCAGCTCCTCCCGCAGCTTCGCGGTCGGCGCCTTCCGCGCCAGACGCTCGTTCGCGGCCTTCTCGACGTCGACGATCGCGGTCAGCAGCTCCTCGCGGCGCCGCATCGCGTCGTCGTTCGGCGTCACCATGACGGTGACGGTGCGCGTCGGCGGGCGGTAGTTCTGGGCGATGTCGCTGATCTTGCTCATGGGATCCTCCCCGGATCGTCCCCGGATGTGGGTGAAGTGCGGGCGGGCGCTCCGGGGAGGAGGACGCCCACCCGCACGGTGGTGCTGGCGCTACGCGATGACGACGTCCTCGAGGACCTTGCCGCGGGGGTGCAGCGCCTGCGTCTTCGTCCAGCGGCCGTTCGCCGACGGCTGGTCACGGCGCTTCGCGCCGCACTCGAGCTCGAGGAAGTCGAACTTGTCGGCGGCCGTCACGGCCTCCTCGTAGAGGACCGCGTACCGGGCCGCGATGACGATGTCGGCGCCCTCGACGAAGAGCGGGTCGACGACGTCCTCCTCCGAGCCGTAGAAGTACTGGACCTCGACGGTGTGGGTGATCCGCCCGGGCTTCGCCAGGACCTCGCGGAGCGTCAGGCGGTCGTCGGTGGTGGTCTCCTGCGCCTTGCCGTGGTTCCAGCCGGAGGACGTCAGCGAGTACGTGATGTCCTTCGTCGTGGCGGCGTTGAGCTGCGCGGCCGTCGGCGGCCAGGTGGTGAACGCGGAGCGGGGAGCCGCGAGCAGCAGCAGCGTGCCGTCGGACTCGATGTTCTCCGGGACGAGCAGTTCGCGATCGGCCATCGTCAGGCCTCCTTCGGGGTGGTGGCGCCGTCGCCGGCATCGGTGGATCCGGCGGCCTTGAGGTCGTCGGCGGTCAGGGTGGTGTCGGCGGTGGGCGCCTTCTCGATGACGACCTTCTCCGCGCGCTTGGCGGCCGCGGTCGGCTTGCCGCTCTTCGTCGTCGTGAGCGGGTAGTCGTCGGGCCAGCGCTCCTGCGTCGGCCTTGCGATGTGGAACTTGCGGCCGTCCACGACGACCTCGACCTGTTCGGCCATGGGGGTGCCTCCTCGGCATGAGAAAGCCCCCGGCCGAAGCCGAGGGCGGAGGGTGGTGGATCAGGTGGGGATCGGACCCGGCTGCGACCGGAACCGGTAGATGACCGGCACGTACCAGACGACCGGCCTCGTGCTGTCGTCGTCGAGCACCGGCCCGACGTCGACGCGGCGGAGAGCACCGACACGGCGCCCGGGGACGTCGAGCCTGACGCCGCGGCCGCCAGGGCGGAGCACGGCGTCGACCCAGTCCGCGACGATCTCGGCGGCGAGAGCGGACTCGCCGACACAGTGCAGCGAGAACGACGGGTCGCGGTCCGCGTACGGGCCGGTGACACGGTCCTGGCCGTCGACGCCGCCGCCCGGGTAGATGAGCACGTACGGCGGGGCCGTCAGCGTGCGAGGCGCGTCCAGGTCGGCGTCCGGGTCCTGGTCGGTCGCCACGAAGGTCGCGTCGGCCAGCTGGGCGTGCGTGCGCACCCTGTCGCGCAGGGCGCGCGTCTCGGCCGCGGTCACAGGTCGTTGTCCTGCAGCGCCGACCCGAGCGCGCGCGAGATGCCGCGCTCGAGGTCCTCGAGGTTCTCCTGCAGCGCGGCGAGGCCGTACCCGCGAGGGGCCAGCCCGCGCCGGGGGGCGCCGTACTCGAGGAGCAGCGCGACACCACCCTGCCGGCCGGTTCCCTTCTGGGCGCCGATCTCGACCTCGATGCCGTCGTCGGAGATCTTCGTGTCGTAGGTGATCGAGAACGGCACGCGAGGCGCGAACGCGTTCCCGGCCAGCTTCTCTCGCCACGACTCCTTCACGCGCTGCGCGTTCACCTGCAGCGCCGACCGGACCTGACGAGCGATCGACACCGGCGCGTTGGTCAGGTCGACGACGAGGCGGTCGAGCTCGCTCGTGTCGATCGTCACGTCGTCAGCCACGAGTCACCACCTCCACGGGGAGCCGCCGAGAGGCGGCGAAGGTCTGCTGGTGGGTGCCGCCCACGCGCGCGACCAGCGGCGGGGCCGTGGTGTCGTGCGAGGACAGGTGGACGGTGGCGGTGTCGCCGGAGCTGATCTGCGCCGAGCCCTCGTGGTCCACGGGGACGCGGAGGGTGGCGCCCTGCTCGGCGACGGGGCGGCCGGCCGAAGTGACCTCGTGCACGGCGGTGTTCGCCGCGACGAACTCGCAGGGGCCGTTGTAGATCGTCGTCGACGTCGTCGCGTGCTTCCCCGTCGCCGGGTCGGGATCCTCTGAGCGCGTCTCGCGGACCACCGTGCACGAGTCCGTCATCCGTGCCTCCGCCCGGCGCCGCGCGATCGCCCGCATCGACGGGGAGACCATCAGGGCCTCCCGAGCTGCATCGAGAACGCGCCGCCGGCCGACCCGTCAGGATCGCGCGGGGCAAGGTCGCGCACCTCGTCGTCCGTGACGTAGAGCTGGCCCGACGACAGCGTGCTGTCGACCGTGCCACCCTCGGTGTCGCCGTTCCAGGAGCGCATTCCGTCCGGGTTGCGCAGCTTGCGCTCCACCATCGCCACGACGACGTCACGGACGTCTTCGACGGCCAGGTGGCCCGGGGTGTCGTCTGCGAGCTCGCAGCGCGCCGGGATGCCCGCCACGCGCCGCTGCAGCTTCCGCCAGGCGGTGTCGAGCCACTCGGGTACGGCCTTCTCCTCGCCGACGGTCAGGGGACGCTCGAAGCTGCCCGTGACGTGCTCGAGCTGAGCCGGGTTGTCCATGAGCGTCCCCCTCCCGTCAGTCGACGATCTTCGAGACGCCGGTCTCGATGTTGCGCTCGACCTTGACGACCGTGCCGTCGGGCTTGGTCGCCTCGAACTTCTCGACACGCTCCTTGCCCGTCGACTTCTTGGCGGCGGGCTTCGTGGTCGGCTTGACGGCGTTCACCGTGCCGGCCGCGATCGCCGTCTCGTCGGGGCTGGGGGTCACGGAGGATGCCGTCTCCGAGGGGTCGGTGGTGTCGGCAGGGCCGTCACCGGGGGCGGTGGTCGAGGGCTTCTCGACGGAGCTGTCGAGCTTCGTCTCCTCGGGGATGGCCGGGGACTCGACGGCGGGCGTCTCGTCAGCGGCCTTCTCGGCGGGCGTAGTGCTCTTGGTCGTAGCCATGCGTTCTTCTCCTTCGCTCAGGCGGCCAGGACGCCACGGAGGCGGGCCGCTGCCTTGCCGCCGAAGACGGCGAGGCCCGTGTAGAACTCGATGCGGGTGCGGTACGCGGGCTTCTCCTGCAGCTGTCCGAGGTCCTCGACCTGCACGCCTCCGTTGTTGAGGCCGGTGACGCCCTGGTCGCCCTCGTCCTCGCCGAACTTGACGGCGTAGATCGACGACGTCGTGCTCGAGCTGCCGACGGTCTCGGTCTGCGGCAGGATCGCGGCGCCGGCCGCGTTGACGCCCGGGTCGAGCAGCGGGATGCCGTTGTACGTCAGCGTGCGCTTCTGCGTGAGCTCGTCGACGAAGTAGTCGGTCCCGCCGAGGCGGCGGGCCGAGGACTTGATCTTGCCGATCACGCTCTTGTTCGCGTAGAGCGCCGACACGTCGCCGTTCACCGAGGCGATGAGGGCGTCGAGCGCGTCGAAGAAGTCGTGGCCCGCGGTGACCGGACCGAGGCCGTTGGTCGCCGCGTCGAGCACCTGGCCGCCGACGAGACGCTTCTTCAGCCCGTCGAAGCCCTTCGGCTCGACCGCGACGTCGCCGTTGAAGAACGCGTCCTGGAACTTGTACGACGCCGCCTTGACCTTCATGCCGGTCTGGACGGCACGCTGGTCGTTCAGGTTGCCGCGGGTCTTGACGATGAACCGGTCGACGTCGGCGTCGCCACCGAGGATGACGAGCGACTCCGACTTCTGGTTCACCGTGCCGGTCGACTCGACGTAGGCCTCGTTTACGCCACGGAAGGCGACGCCCGGCAGGCTCGCCTCCTCGTTGTAGGCGTACGCGTTGCCCTCGATGTCCATCAGCGGGATGCGGTCGAGGATGACCGACGACTGCACGAACGTCTCGATGACGCCGCGCTGCAGGTCGTTCTCCGAGAGGAGAGCAGCCTGGGGGAGAGTGACAGCCATGCGGCTGCCTCCTTTCGGTGGTTGAGCTCCTCGCGGGGTGCGGGAGCGTTACTTTCCGGACGACTCGTAAGCGGAGCGCATGCGGTCGCGGCCGGGCTTCGACTCGGGCTTGGCGCCCGAGCCCCTCGCGCCGATCCCCGCGATGCGGGAGTCGGCGACGGAGTCCTTGGTCTTGAGGAGGTGCGGCTTCCTGGTCGCGAGCTCCTCGAGCAGCTTCTTGATCGCGGGGGAGTCGACCTCGTCGTCGTCGTCGACCTCGACGGCGTCGAGCGCCTTCCGGTCCACGAGCGCGAGCGCCTCGGACGGGTCGATGAAGTCGAGCGACGCGGCCTGCTCGCGCACCGAAGACGAGCGGAGGCGCCCGTGCAGTCGCTCGTTCGCGGCCTTGTCGGCGTCGCGGCGGGCCTGCTTCGCGATCGCGTCGGCGTCGGGCGCCGTGCCCTTGTTCTTCTCGTCGACGATCGCCTTGATCTCGGCAGCGGTGAGGCCCAGGTCGGCGTACTCCTTCAGTGCGGCGCGGGACTCCTTGTCCCGCCGCTTCGCGCGCTCGAGAGCACGGGCGCCGGCGTCCCCGAGCTTGTCGCCGTCCTCGCCGTCGCCCTCACCGTCGCCCGCTCCGCCGTCACCGCCGGCGCCCGTTCCGTCGCCGCCCTCGTCGCCGAAGCGGAGGCGCAGCGGGTACGCCTGGCGGCCCGAGATGAGGCCGAAGCGGTCGAGGTGCGCGGGCAGCTTGCCGAGCGCGGTGGGGTGGGTGCAGATGGTCATGCTGATCTCCTTGGGAGGTGACGCCGGGGGCGTCGAAGTGACCGCTCGGCGGGGCGCCGGCGGGGTCTAGCTGAGGACGCCGAGGAGACGCGCGAGAGTGCGCACCTGCTCGGGCCCGTCGGCCAGCCGGGCGAGCTGGCGCTGGTAGTCGCGCTCGACCGCTGCCCGGATCTCCGGGGTGAGCGGGTCACGCTGGCTGTTCGCGGTGAACGGGTTGCTGCCGCGGTCGACGGCCTGCTTCCGCAACACCGCCGTGTGGAGGCGACGTTCCGCCGCCGTCTGCGTCGCGGGCTCGAGGGGATCCCGGACGCCCGAGGCGACCGCCTTCCGGTACGCGGCCGTCGCGCCCTTCCGGGTGCCGCCGCGACCGAGGGCGCCGGCGGCGAGGTCGCCGAACTGCCCGCCGCCCGCGTTGCCCTTCAGATTGCCGCCCGCGACCTGGTCGCCCGTGATGAAGCCGTTCTCCCGGAGGAGGCGCACGGCGTCGTCGCGGTTCCGCGCGGTGCGGTAGACGTCGTCGACGGTCATCTTCGACGGGGTGTCCCACCGCCTCGACTGCCAGCCGCGGCGATCGCCGGAGGACTTCAGGGCGTCGTCCGACAGGCCGCGGCTCCGGATGTTCACGACCCGGTAGATGTCGCCGCCGTCGCGCAGCGCCCGGGCGTCGTTCTTGCCGAAGAGGCGGTCCTGCTCCGCTGCGGGCAGGCCGTTGAAGTAGGCGTACGGGTCGACGGTGAAGTCGCCCGCGATCGCCTCCTGCGAGGGGATGTGCCGGCAGTCGCACCCGGGGTGGGCCTGGAACCCCTGGTTCCACCGGAAGAACTTCCCGGCGAGGGTGATGCAGAACTTGCACGACGGCGGATTCAGCATCCGGACCCAGCCGGACACCTTCGGGGTGGTCCCCATGGCGGCGCCGACGGCCTGGCGGTTCGCGTCCCGCACGACGTCGAGGACGACGTCCTGCAGCCACTCGCCCGCGACCTTCAGGGCGCCCGCCGTGCCGGCGCCGGCCAGCATCTCGCGCTTCGCCGTGTAGACGGCACCGTGCAGCAGCGTCTCGGCGGGCCGCCCGTCGCGCGTGCCTCCCTCGAACCGTGCCGCGTTGATCGGGGCGACCGACGATGCGTCGAGGCCCTGCTCGTCGACGACTTCGGGCACGTAGCGGAGCCCGGAGGCCGCCGCGAGGCCCTGCGCCTGCACGACGGTCGCGAAGACGTCGCCGCCGATCAGAGACCAGGACAGGTCGAAGTTCTCGCCCATGCCTGACCAGAGGTCGGCGACGTCTCCCACGGCAGCCGCGGCGATCTCCTGCTGCTCCTGGTAGTGGCTAACCGCCGCTGCTGGGAGCGGCATCGTCGCCTCCTGCCTCGAGCTCGAGCGGCGCCGGGATGGTCACGTCGGCGAAGGGGCGCGTGATCTGCGCTAGGCGGGTGTTCGTCCGCTCCTCGTCGATCAGGTCCATCCAGTCGTCGAGCTTCGTCTTCGTCGCGCCCGGGAGCATCTCGTACGCGGCCCGCTTCGGGAACCCCGTCGAGATGAGCTTCTGCACGCCGTCGACGACCTGCGAGAACGAGCGCGCCTCCGCGTCGAGCCAGTCCATCTCGGCCGTGGGCTCGAAGTCCTCCGTGCCGCCGGACGCGTAGTAGGCCAGCTCGAGCATGTCCTCGTGGCCCTCGCCGGCCGCCAGCTGCAGCTCCTTGACGAGCGACGCCAGGGTCGACTCGGCCGCCGTCAGCGCGTCACCCGAGAGGTTCACCATCTGCCCGAGCTGGTACTGCGGCGGGATCTGCGCCGTGCTGAAGAACGTCGTCAGGAACATGTCCCAGACCTCGACGTAGTTCGCCAGGTTCGACTCCGGCAGGTCGAAGACCTTCGTGTCGGCGCCGGGGAAGGCCATGATCCGGTCGACGCCGACGCGGCCCGGTGACTGCAGCAGCGGCTGCATCCGCCCGTTCGCGTCGAGCGCCGGGGTCCCGTCCGAGTTCGTCTTGTAGAGGACGTTCCCGTCCTTGTCGACGACGCGCGGGTCGAAGCCTGTCACGATCTTCTGCCGGAACGCAGCGAACTGCATCGCCAGGAGCGTGTTGAAGCGGATCGTGTTCAGCGCGTCCTGCTGAGGCATCAGAGGGTCTATCGCCGACCACGGGCGCCCGTCGGCGTCCGGCTGGTAGTCGTAGACCGCGAACGGCACGCGGCGCATCGGGTGCGTGCTGTCCGCGGTGGCCGTCCACTCGCCGCCTGCCGCCGGCCGCTCGAAGCGCACCATCGTCGTCGCGTCGTAGACGATGCCGACCTGCCGCTCGCGACTCACCGACGCCGGCAGGATGAGGCCGTTGCTGGCTCCGTCCGTGACCGTGTACGACTTCACGGCGTAGAGCGGCGTGAAGGGGTCGTCGGGGTCCATCTCGATGTGCACGCGCGCGTACGACTCGGGCCTGACGATCGGGCGATCGCGACGCGCCTGGTTCGGCCAGCACGAGACGATGCCTCGGCCGTGGATCATCATCGAGCGGTAGACGAGGTCCTGGCGGGTGTCGAGCTTGTTCGCATGCCAGGCGCCCGACCAGAGCTTCTTCTCGTCCTCGTCCGACAGGCTCGTCTTCATCGAGTCCGCACGCATGCGCTGCGTCGGCGCCCCGATCGCGATGCCGAGGATGTTCGCCGGCGCCTGCTCCCGAAGATCCTCGTACTCGGCCGAGGCGCCGTAGGGCGCGAACGGCAGATCCTGCTTGCCGTGCACGTAGTCCTCGCGCCGCTGCACGATCTTGGCTCGCCCTGCGAGCTGCGACAGCCCGAGGGCGAGCCGGTCGCGTGCGACCGCGTGGTCTGTGACGGCCATCCCGCCTCCTTCGTCTAGCTGAATCCGTAGAACGTCGTCGAGATCGCCGGCGCCTTGCGCTTCGCGATGTCATCGCCCGCGATCGCGTCGTTCACGGCCTCATGGGCCAGCGTCGACGCCATGACGGCGTCGATCTTCTGGGTGTGCGACGCCTTGCCGAGGATGTAGGTCTTCCCCGTCCGGCCCCGCATGACCGCGTTCTTCAGGTGCGTCTCCACCGCCCGGTCCTCGTCGTGCGAGAGCCCCGACTTCGGGTCGACGATGTCGTTCCGGAACCGCTCGAGCGCCTCGTGCATCGGCTTGATCCGGTACGTCGCCCATTCGATGACGCGCTTCTCGCCGTACTTGCCCTGCAGCGCCGACACCTGCGACTCCCACCCGGGAGGGTCGAGGTAGGCGCGCACGACGTCGTAGCTGGCGAACACATGCGCGAACGCCGCCATGACGTCCTCGCGCGGGATTCGCCCATCGTGTTCCGCCGGGTTCCAGATCGTCGGCCGGCCAATCGCGTCGACCGGCGTGAACTGGTGGAAGTCGAACGTCTCGAGGCGGATCGCAGTCCAGTCGTCGACGTCCGAGCCGTCGAAGCCAAGGCACACCGGCTCCGACAGGGGCCGGTCGCGGATCTCGACCTTCGTCTTCCACGCGTCCAGGGCGGTGTCCGCGAGCCAGGCGCCCGTGCCCGTGACGACCCGGTTGCCGAAGAAGCGCTCCGCCTGAGCGGGATCCCGCTCGAGCAGCTCGGCCGCCTCAGCCTCGATCGAGTCGAGGTCGACCCACGGGGAGCCCTCGTAGACGAACGCGTGGATCCGCGGCCGCTCACGCTTGTTGCGATACGACAGGTGCGCCGGCGGCTGCCGCCAGTAGCGGAAGACGTCCTTCGCCGACGACTCACTCGTCGACTGCGCGACGCTGTCCGCCGCAGGGTTCCACGTGTTCGTCGTCTCCATCGAGCGCCCGCCCATGCCGGCGGCACCGCGACGCTGCGTCTCGTAGACGTCGCGCATCTTGTTCTCGCGGGTCGCGAGGCCCGACTCGTCCTGCAGCGCGAAGCTCAGCGGGTTGCCGAGCCGCGACAGCGCGGACGCCGTCACCTTGTCGATGCGGTCGAGCTCGGGATCGTCGTTCTGGCCTGCGATCTTCATGAAGTTGCCGCGGGGGAGCAGCAGGTCCGACAGCGGCCCGAGCGAGATCATCGCGCGCAGCGGCCGCCAGACGTTGTTGACCTGCTCCTCCGAGATCGCCGTCATCTGGATCAGGGGTGACGGGTGCCGGATCCCCATGGGCTCGTCGGGCAGGTACTCGTACTCCCAGCCACACCCGCAGCCGTGCTCAGAGCAGGCGTAGCCGTCGCCCTTCCCCGCCCAGCCGCCGAAGATCGTCGGGCCGACCGCCTCGAGCGCGACGATGCCCGCGGACCAGGGGCCCTTCCCGATCTTCTGCGGGCCGACGATCTGCGAACGCCGGTAGACGAACGCCTGGTTCAGCAGCGGCGCCTCCGGGACCCACTCAGCCTCCGGGCGCACCCGGTAGTGGTTCGCCGTGCACCAGAACTGCCAGTCGGCCTGCACGAACTCGCGGCCGCGCTGGAAGCCGTTCGGGACCCGAGCGTGCTGCGCGAGCCACGCGTCCTGGATGTCGCCGAGCGTCGGGAAGTCGACGACGTACTCGCTCACTCCGCAGCTCTCAGCCGACGGACCGTCGGGCCCGTGCTCGTCGAGCTCGTCGTCTTCGTCGTCGCCGGAGCCGCGGCGTCACGCTTCGCACCGAGCTCGTCGACGGCGAGACGCCAACCGTTCTCCTTCAGCCCCGCCGGGGTGAGACCGATCTGGTCGGCCAGGCGGTGCACCTGCGCCAGGGTCGACGCGGACGCCTCGAGATCCTCGGCCCGGACCGCCCACCGGGTGTACATCCCGACCGCGTAGACCCGCCACCGCTCCGCGTTCCACGCGGCGGCCTGCGGGGTCCGCCAGAGCGACTTCCACAGCGCTCGCTCGCGGGGCGTCGCCGTCGGCAAAGGCCACGCCGGCACCCGCCCAGTGAAGCCCTCACGGGGCAGCAGCTTGTAGGTCAGGCCCCGACGCTCACTGGTCAGGGAGTCAGGATCAGGCTGCGGGCCAGACCTGTTTCGAGAGCCACCACGGGGCATGCGGGATCACGTCCTCAGCGGCCACGGACCGCGTCAGGGAGGCCCCACCAGGGGAGGAGCCGCGAATGTCTGAACCCCGCGCACTTCTGAGGCCCATCCCCGGCGGTCCGCCAGGGGCGGGGTCGGAGGGGGGTCCCCCCACCCCTGGGGCGTCGTGTGCGGCGGCGGCAGGGGGGGTGGTCGTCGGGGTGGGTTGGTCGGTGTTGTCGCGCCTACGGGCCTGTGGGCTCGTTGGTGTCGTGCTGTGTGTGCGGGGTCGGTGGTGTGGTGCTGTGTGGTGTGGCGTCTATGTGTGTGGTCGGTCCCTGGTGCGGGGTGAGCAGCTGGTCTGCTGTAATCCGTGGGTGGTGGAGCTGGGCCAGGGGGATGACGTGCTCGCCTGCGTGCAGCGTGAGGCGGTGGTGCTGGGTCATGCGTGCCCCTTCCTTCCCCCGGCCTGCCGGTTGCAGTGCTGGTGCTCGGGCCCTGTCCACGCGGTGCGGTCGTCGGTGTGTCCGAGATCCCACGGTGCGCGTGCGCCGATGAGGTGGCCGCAGCGTGCGCAGCTGACTGTGCCCGTCGCGACGATGGGTGCGAGGCGTGCGCGCTCGGCGTCGTGGGCCCTGTCGTACCCCCGTGCCTGTCGTGACCCCCTCCTCCTGGACGATGCCCGGGTGTGGGTGGGGCAGCGGCCTGAGGTGGGGAGGATCTCGGGGCACCCGTGCTCGGTGCAGACCGGCATGCTCGGCCCGTGTTAGCTGAGAGCGGCGACGAGAGCGGCGAAGACGCTGTCCTTCTGCCGCTGGTCGAGGGGCAGGTCGGCGTACGCGACGAGGCACGGGTGCGTCTTCGCGTCGCTGTCCTTCGTCTCGCCGTAGACCCAGCCGGCCTTGGCCTTGAAGGCGCACCAGGACTCGTGCAGCTGCTCGGGGGTGGCGCCGGCCTGAGCCTCACGCACGCCTTCGACCGCGGACTCGCGCTGCCACTCGGGTGCGCTGTCCCATGCGGGCGATGGGGCAGGGTCCTTAGCAATGAGCTGCACGACCCGGTTCGCCTCATGGCAGACACGGGCGATGTCGACGGGGTTCACGTTGTCCTCCTGAGTACGGTCGATGCATGGACGAACTGAGCGTGAGGGAAGTCGAACGGGTCGTGCGGACGGCAGTGAGCGCCCTTGCGGAGCGACCCCAGCAGGAAGTGCGCTCCGTACTCGACGGATTCCCCCGGGGCGCGTGCGACGCTGCCTCGTACGCTCTGGGTGTCGTGCTGGATGACCTGGGCCTCGGGTCATGGCACCGAGTCACATGCACCGATCCGGAGCGCTGGTCAAACGCTCACACCTGGCTCGAGCTGCGGGACAGCCGCGGCTGCGTCGTCCTCGTCGTAGACGCCACCGTGCATCAGTTCGCCGAGCTGGCCTCGGGCCCGTACATCGGACCGGGGCCTGGCCCTGCGCAGAGGAGATTCTCTCGGCCGGCGAAGGACTACGCGTCCACCAGCCTGCCCTCGTTCGAGATTGGCGTAACCGAACTCGAAGCACTCCGAGTTGCGCGCGAGGCCTTGATTGGCGAGGCCGAGGCTTAGCGACGAGCGGGGCCGCAGGTACGCCTCACCGAGAGTCACGGCGTCGTGGGCGTCCTTCGCGGACAGTGAGGCCGCGTTGACGGCCCCGCTCGAAGGTGGGATCGGCGCGCAGCGGCACCCCGCTGGTGGGTGTGCGTACTCCGCGTCCACTGGCCGGGCGTCACACCGGGTTCAGCAGGAGGAGCCGCCATGCGCTGTGCGTGTGGGTGGTGCGCGCCGAGGTTCAGTGTCGGCCCCCGCCAGTACCTTGAAGATCCATCACAAACGAAGGGGTACATCGTGAGCAATGAAGGCACTAGCGGGACCGAAAGCAAGCGGGCAAGGCGTAGCGACGTTGTCTCGGAGCTCCACAGCTTGATCTTGGAGGCGGCCGACAGCATCCGAGATTCGGACTACACGATGGCGGGGCAGACAGCCGCGATCCGTGATCTGGCCCTGGCGTTCCGTTACATCGACGGTGGTGCTCAGCCGGGCTCAGGATCGACCGAAAGCTGAACTGTGAGCGAGGCCGCGCACGTTCTAGCCGTGCGCGGCCTCGCTAGACCCGGTCGCTTCCGACAGCCGGTGGGTCTGACCGCTCCCCGCGCAAGGGCGACGGAGGGAGGTGCGGGGGGAACGACAAAGCCCCCTCGCGGTGGAGGGGGCTTTGTGCTCTCGTCCGTGGAGCGGACGGGTTCGCTGGGGCTATCTTAATCAGAATCGAGACAGGCCGTCAACTACGCGGATCCGGCGCGTCGTCAGGTGCGCTTGACCTGGGTTGCCTGCGGCTTCTGCCGCTTCGCCCGCCACAGGGCGAGCAGCTCCTCGGTGTTCACGTAGACGGTGCCGTCGGTCGTGTACGTCGGCAGGGAGCCCTCCGCGATGTACCGGTCGAGGGTGCGCTTCGTGATGTCGAGCTCGGCCTGCGCCTGCCGCTTCGTCCACCACTCCGACCTCGGGTCGGCGTGCTCCTCGCGCAGCTCGTGCAGCAGCTCCCGCACACGGCCGTCCCGGATGAACGCGGCGGCCGACTCGGTGTGGCCGCAGAACGAGCAGACCAGCTCGAACTCGTCGACGGCCGCCTCGCCAGGCCAGGTGGCGCCGAAGGTGAAGCGATCGCAGACGGGGCAGGGCCGCTCGAGCACGCCGCGCTCAGGACGTGGTGCTCGCGGGTACTTGGCCCGCAGCTTCCACACCATGTCGGCGACGTCGTCGAGGTAGACCTGTGCGGCGTCGTGCTCGAGGATGCGGTCCTGGCGGGTGAGCAGCCACGTGGTGAGCAGCTTCGTGAGCAGCCCGGCGCCGGCGGGCGTCGTGCCGGCACGGAACCCGGCGGGCTCGTCTTTCCCCGCCCACTTCACCTGCAGGGCGATCGGGGGCTCTGTGGTGAGCTCGCGGGCCCAGTAGGAGACCCACTCGATGATGCGGGCGTAGATGTCGTCGCTGTCGTCGACGGCGTCGGCGCGGAGCGGCAGGGGGGCAGTCTTCGAGGCGGCACGGGGCATGCCGTCGGAGGCGCCGCCCATGGCGGGGACGACGAGGGTTCGGACGAAGGCGACTAGGCCGTCGACCTCGAGGAGGCGGCGGCGGGCGCGGGCGGCGGCAAGGTGGAGCAGGTCTTCGTCGGTGGGGGTGGTCAAGGTGTCGAGCTCGGTCACGGCCGGGCCTCCTCTGTGTTGAAGTCGCCGCGCTCGATCCGGGCGGTCAGGCCCTCGTAGATCGCGCCGGTCAGCGGGTTGCGGTGCCCCTTCTTCGACCGGAGCCAGGCGAGCAGCTTCGTCCGGTCGACCGGGGGCGGTGTGGTGTCGATGGGCGTCGCGCCGCGCAGCTTGTCGTGCGCAGGGTCGGCGCCGTGCAGGGCGGCTTCGCGCTTGTCGCCTCCCATCAGCCGCGCCCTTCTCGCAGAGCGGTCACGCGGATGCGGAGCTGCTCGAACGACACGACCGGGCCGACGAGGTGCGTCATGACTTCCTCGAGCGACTGCGCCTTCACTTCGTCGTCGTGCGCCTTGAGCGCGCCGGGGCGGAGCAGCTCGTAGCGGTCCGGGTAGAGCGCGTCGAGCACGGCCACCCGGTCGCGGAAGTACCGGTAGAAGATCCCGATGCTGACGCCTGCCGCAGCGGCGACGTCGGCCGACGTGAAGCGGTCGAACCCGTCGGCGTCGATCATCTGGTCGGCGGCGACGAGCATGCTGCGGACGGTGCGCACGGCGCGGGCCTGTCGCGGCACCAGCGGCAGGCGATCGATCGCCAAGTCGTAGCGGTCCTTCACGACGACGTCGTGTTCGATGACGGCGCTCATCAGAACGGGGTCTCGTCGTTGTAGGTGGTCCCGCCCTGCGGGGTGGCCCAGGCGTCGCCGCCTCCGCCCGGCTGGGCGGTCGCCCAGGGCTCGGCGGCCGCGGATGCCAGCTGCCCGGTACTCGTCGCCCCACGCGGCGCCTGGCCGCCCTGGTCGCCCTTCAGCACGAGGGCCACCTTCGGGAACTCGATGACGAGCTTCGTGCGCTGCTCGCCCTCGCGGGTCTGGTGCTCCTGCGTCGCCAGCTGGCCGGTGACGATGACCTCGCTGCCCTTCGACAGGGAGGCCATGACGGCGTCGGCGTCGCCCTCCCAGAAGGTCGCCGTGATCCACGACGTGCCGCCGACGTTCTCCCAGCGGCCGTCGTCGGTGCGCTTCGAGCGCTGCTGCGGGACCGTGATCTCGGCCACGCTCTTGCCGTTCGCGACGCGACCCTCGGGGTCCTTCGACAGTCGGCCGTTGATGGTGATGTTCGGGTTGCTCATGATGCTCTGCTTCCTGGCCTAGAAGGCCGTGTTGTCGGTCGTGGTCTGCTGCTGCAGCCGCGTGGTCTGTCGCGCCTCGAGGGCGGCGTGCATGAGGGCCTGGCCGAGTTCGTCGGCCTCCTCCGGGGTGAGGGACTGGTGGCCGCCCTCGACGACGACGGTCACGCCTCCGATGTCGTCGCCGTAGGCGTCGGCGACTTCGACCTCTCGGGTCCTGGTGATCGGCATCAGTGCTCCCCGTCGAAGCGCATACCGACCCAGCCGTCCTCGATGACGAAGTGGCCGATCGCCTCGCCGTCATCGTCGGGCCGGGTGACCTCGATGCTCTTCACGAGCTCCGAGCGGCGCCGGAACCCCCCGTCCTTGTCGAGTAGGAGTCGCTCCCACTCGCGCAGCGCCTTCGCGATGCGCTCGAGGTCGTCGGCGGTGAATGGTGTCTCGGGCATGTCGTCCTCCTAGAGATCCAGCTGGGTCGACCCGAACGGGTCCCAGGTCTTGTCCTGCAGGCGCGCGAACTGGCCCTGCCACGTGAGCACGACCGTCCCCATCTCGCCGTGCCGGTTCTTCGCCACGACGACCTCGAGGTCGCCCGGCTTCTTCGCGCGGTCGTACGAGAGCAGCAGCACCACGTCGGCGTCCTGCTCGATCGCGCCCGACTCCCGCAGGTCCGTCAGCTGCGGCGTCCGCGTCGTCCGCTGCGCCGGCGGCCGCGACAGCTGCGACAGCGCGATGACGGGCACCTGCAGCTGCTTCGCCATCTTCTTGAGGCCCCGCGAGAAGTCCGCGACGTCCTGCTGCCGGTTCTCCTTGCCGCCGCCCTCGATCAGCTGCAGGTAGTCGATGACGACGCCCGCGAGCTTCCCCTTCCGCGCGACCGAGCGGACGAACGAGCGGATCTGCGTCAGCGTCGAGATGTCGTCGCCGATGAAGATCGGGGCCTCCTGGAACCGCTGGCGGGCGATCCGCACGCGGTTCCACTGCTCGGTGTTCAGGGTGCGGTTCCGCAGGTTCTTCATGTGGACCTCGCCGTACTGCGCGATGAGGCGGATCTGCAGCTCGTCCTCGCCCATCTCGAGGCTGATGAACGCGACCAGGCCCTCGTGAGCGAGCCGGGTCGCGCACTGCAGGCCGACGATCGTCTTCCCCTCGCCGGGTCGGGCGCCGACGATGACGAGGTTCCCGGCGGCCAGCCCGCCGATCAGCTTGTCGAGCGACGGCCACGGGGTCGGCACGTACTCGGGCTTCTCGTCGAGCCGGTCGATCAGGGCGTCGATCGTCGTGCCGACGGCGTGCACGTCGACGCGGGCGCCGGCCGCGACCTGCTCGATCTCGGTGCGCGCGTTGTCGGCGAGCTCGAACGCGTCGCCCTCGGTCGACAGGCCCATCTGCGCGACCCGCGTCCCGGCGGCTGCTAAGCGACGACGGAGCGCGCGGTCCTTGACGATGTCGACGTAGTAGCCGACGTTCACCGCCGTCGTGGGGGCGCCGTAGAGCTCGTGGAGGTAGGCGGCGCCGCCGGCCTTCTCGAGCTCCCCGCCGCGACCGAGCTCGTCGCCGAGGGTGATCGGGTCGATCGGCTGGTTCTGGTGCGCGAGCCGGGCCGCGGCCGCGACGATCAGCTCGTGCTTCGGGAGGTAGAAGTCCGACGGGGTGAGCCCGTCAAGCACCTCCCAGACCGCCTTCGGGGACAGCATCATGCTGCCGACGACGTACTGCTCGGCCGCGGTGTCGTGCTGCGGGGCCCTGTCCTGGATCGTGTCGTTCATGCGGCACCGTCCCAGTCGCCGAAAAGAGCCTGCGCGCGGTCAGATTCGAGCCGCTTCACGATCGCCTCGCAGTAGGCCTCGTCGAGTTCGACGCCGACGGAACGCTGCCCGAGCCGCGACGCCGCGAGCAGCGTGCTGCCGACGCCAGCCGTGGGATCCGCGACCACGCCGCCGGGCAGCTTGCGCACCAGCTCCTCCATCAGCGCGAGGGGCTTCTGGTGCGGGTGCAGGCGCCCGTTCCGCGACGTTGATTGCACGGGCGCGACCCGGAGCACGTCGGAGGTCCTGTCGCCGCGCCAGGCGCCAGCGCCGAGGACGTAGATCTCCTCGTGCCCGGGCTTCCACGGGATCGACAAGTCGCCCATGCCGAGGGCGCCCTTCTTGTCCCAGACGAGCAGCATCTTCGTGCCTGCGGGACGCTCGACCCGCCAGGAGCCGAACACCAGCGCGGGACGCTGCGCTCCCCACAGGGCGAGGATCGCGTCACGAACAGCGGTGTCCTTGTCGCCGAGGATGGAGGCAGCGACGGCCTCCCGGCGGCTGCCGGAGTTGTAGTCGATGCCGTAGGGCGGGTCGACGAGCAGCACGTCGGCCGTGGTCCACTCGGAGATCTCCTCCGCACGACCGTGGAAGAGCGTGACCAGGTCGTCCTGGTAGTAGGGGTCAGCCACGCTGCACCGCCCGGATCCACTCGTGGTCGTCCTGATGCGCGTCGAACTCCTCCACCGTGACCTTGTGCTCACGGCACCACGCGGCCTTCTGCTCGGCGAGCAGCTCGGCCGTGCCCGAAGGCAGGGCCACGACTTCCAGAGCTGCCTCGAGGCGCTTCACGACGTCGGCTGGGTAGATGTTGCGGGACACTTCCGTGTAGTGGTCCCGGACGGCCTGCTGCACGTCAGCCGTGTCGAACCGGCCGACGATCTGGTGCCACGCCTCCACGCTCATCTCGTTGAGCAGACGACCGTCAACTCCGGAGGCCCAAGCGAGCATCTCCGCCACTTCTGAGTGCAGCATGTCCCTGTTCCTTCCGTCGGTACTTCTCCACCAGGTCGATCGCCTGCTGCTGTTTCTCTTGCCCCCGGCCACCACCGCGAGGCGGCAGGGGGTCGTCGTCCCACCGGCCCTCGTTCAGCCAGGTCGATGGGTGAGGGATGAACCGCGCGTCTTCCTTGGGCGGGAGGTTCGGGTCGGCCGCGAACCGCTTTGCGCCCGCCACGATGCGCTCGGCCGGCGCGACCCGCAGCGCCTTCGCGAACGCCTTCTCGGCCGCCTGGCGACCGACGTGCCGCGGGTAGACCTTGTAGAAGCTCTCGAAGAGGAGAGTCTCGACACCGGTCACCTTCGCGACATCCCGGCTCACCCCCGCAGGGGGTAGGGGGGTCTTCTTAACGGGTTCTTCTTCACTGGGTTCTTCTTCCTCGGCACGTGGTGCCGTTACCTGACGGCACGTGGTGCCGTTACCTACGTCGCCCCGTGCCGTTGGGCTCAGCGCAGTAACGGCACCGTGTGCCGCTACTTCGATCCCGTTCGGGTGGAGCGTGTAGCTGTTGCTCGTACGGCCGCCACGCCCGTTCCGCCTGATCGAGGCGACAACGCCCAGGTCCCGCAGCTCGTCGAGGGCGTCCTGCACCTTCCGCTTGCTGCAGCGCGCCTCGGCGGCGATCGTCTCGTGCGAGGGATGGATGCCCCCGCGGCCGCTGTGGGAGGCGAGGGCCGCGTAGACGGCGATCGCGTAGGTGCTGATCGTGGTGTCGCGGATCATCCAGTTCGGGACGGCCGCGAAGCCGGGGGTGTCTGGCGTGCCGTAGTCCGTCATCGCCATGGTGTTGTCTCCTTCGGTACTGGTGCCCACTGGCCGGCGTCGTCCAGAAGGACGAGGCCGTGCACGGCGTGCTCGATCGGTGTCGCGGTCGGGTCGGCGAAGCCCGAGATCTTGATGCCCCGCCGCAGCGCCTCGGCCTGCAGGTCCGGCTCGGCCTCGATGCGGCCGTTCAGGATGCTGTCGAGCCAGACGACGTTCGACGGGCGGTGCTTGTCGCGGCGGCCGCCGGCGCCGCCCTGACGGTGCTGCGGGACGAGCCGGTCGGACTCCTGGCCGGTCCAGGCGCAGCGGTGGCCGTCGCGCTGGTCGAGGGTCGCAAGCAGGGCTCGCGGGGTCGGGCTGCTCACGCTGCGGCCTCCCGCTCGAGCAGCAGCCGCACTGCGAGCGACGCCTGCTGGGGCACGACGCCGTTCCCGAGCGCCTTCAGCTGCTCGTTCCGGGTCAGGCCTGCACCGGTGACATGGCCCTGGGGGAGGCCCATCATCCACTCGACAAACTCCGCCGAGAGGCGCTGCTGGCCGGCCTTGCCGTCGCCCTTCGTGGGCGCCGGGGCTACCCGTCCAGTGACTCGTTCCCACCGGTCGACGGCGGCTCCGTACTGGCCCCACTCTCGAGGAGCAGCAGCGCGATCGGGAGCGGCATCCCCATCCCGTTGCCGTTGATCCCCTTCGCCAGGATCCGCTCCCGCCGTGCGAGCCACGTCACCGGCTGCTCCCCGTCGTTCATCACGACCGTCGGCGTCGGCAGCAGGTGCTCGACCTCGTCCGCCAGCGTCGGGCCGTGCCCGCCCGCCTTCCGCTTGTCCGGATGCTGCGACCCCCCGTTCACCGCGAGTTGCGAGGTCGGCGTCTTGAGCAACCAGATCTCGGTCCTCAGATCCTGGCCGCCCGTGCCATGCACTCCCGGGCCGGTGTGGTCGGACGTCTTCGGCGTCGGGAGCAACGCGGAGCCGCGGCCGCCCACCTGCCGCTCGAGCGTCTGCACCCCCGTCGCGGTCGTGGTCAGCGGCGTTGACAGGACGGGCGAGGACGAAGACCCGGTACCGGCCGTGAGGAGCACCGGCGTCGGCAGCTCGTAGGCCACACCACGACGCGTCATACCCGAGGTCGGCCAAGTCGCCGAGAACGGCTCCGAGTGCTCGGAGAGCAGGTCCATCGTGTCTGTCTCCCACATCCCACGGGCTTGATTCCATCTGCCGATCTGCCGCTGCACTGAGCAGCCCCCTCACGTTCTCGATGACGACGAGGCCCGGACGGACCGCGTCGGTGCCGCGCGCGAACTCGGACCAGAGGCCCGACCGCGTGCCGTCCCGCAGCCCCCGACGGAGGCCAGCGAGCGAGACGTCCTGGCAGGGGAACCCGCGCGTCATCACGACGTCGTCGCCATGCGGGAGAGCGTCCCAGTCGACGGCCGTGACGTCGCCCAAGTTCGGCACCTCGGGCCAGTGGTGCGTGAGGATCCGCGACGGCGCCTGGTCGAACTCGACGTGCGCCACGACCTCGCCACCGATGACGGCTTGCACGCCCATGTCGAGCCCGCCGTAGCCGCTGAACAGCGACACGATCTGGGGCCCGCTCACGACGCCCTCCGGATGGGTGCGTACTGCGGCCGCGTGCTCGGAAGGCCCAGCTCGCTCCGGCGCCGATGCACCGTCGACACCGAGTAGCCGAGCCGCCGTGCGATCTGCACGTCGGAGTACCCCTCCTCGTACAGCGACCGGAGCGCCTCGACCTGCTCAGCCCCGAAGATCCGTCCGCCGCGACCCCGCGAAATGCTGACGTCCGGAGTCGTGACGTCGACGACCGGGCGGACCGGCTTGTTGGTCAGCTGCTTGTGCACAGCCCTCGCGACGAGCACGCCGACGGTGGTCTTCTCGCGCTTGGCGAGTTGGCTCAGGAACCGGAACTCGGCCGCGGGGATGGACGTCTTCACGTCGACGCTGAAGTCGCCGTTCATGACACGACCGCGATCGCATCAGCCGCCACCATGCGGGGCAGCGCCAGTTCGCCCATGAACAAGGCCACAACATTGCCGGGCTGGTGCACAATGACCCGCACAACGCCCTTGACGAGGTCACCGTCGCGGTCGGGGACCGTGATGGTCTTCCCGATCTGGTCGCCGGTCAGCAGGCCGGCGTACGTCTCTCTCTTGTCAGCCATGACGGCCTACCTCTCCTCGGGCACGTAGCCCGAAGCTCCGTACCGACTGGCCGCACGGTCGTCCGCGCGATCCGTGCGGTGGTTGTCCATCGCCGCAGCGAAGGTGTCGAGCAGCTTCCGCAACCACTGCTCCCGCTTCTCCTGCACCAGCTCCGTGAGCCGCGCAGCGTCGTACTCATCGGACGCCTCAGCCATCTGCTGGGCCAGCGCCCGCGTGACCTTCTCCGGGCCCGCGACGAGCCGCACCGTCTCCCGGGCGAGGATCCGCTCGGTCTGGTGCTTCGCCTTCGCGTAGTCCTCCCCGGCCTGCCGGAGGGCCTGCGCGACCTCGAACCGCATCGCGACGAGCTGCGCACCGTACGAGCCGCCGAGGGTCCGCCAGATCGCGTCGACGAGGGCCACGTGCAGGGCGTCGTCCTTCGACGGGTGGTGGATCCCCACCGTGCGCAGGATCTCGGCGACCTTCGGGTCGAGCGTGCCGCCCTCGATGACCTCGCCCGTGGCCTCGTCGACGCCATTCATGCGGCTGCCCTTTGGTCCACGAAGTGCCCGGCGATGCCCGACGTGCGGAGCCGCTCGGCGTCGTTTGCCCCGTAGGCCAGCAGGACGCTCGGCGCGCCGCTGTTCGCCGAAGCGGCCGTCGCGTCAGGGAGCAGGAAGGTCAGGCGCCCGCGGAGGAACAGGAGCGCATCGACGTGCGGCCACACGAAGTCGTGGAACGCTGCTGTGTCGGTGCGAGCGAAGATCAGCGCGGTGCCCTGCCCGTGCTCGGCCATGCGCTGCAGCCAGGACCCCATGGTGCTGCCGTAGGGCGGGTTCAGCCACACTCGGCCCCGCCACGGCAGCGACAGGCCGTCGCCGTGTGTTTCCGGGGTGAACACCTCGTCGGCGGTCGGCCAGCCCGGTGCGCCACACGGGTCGAGGTCGAAGTCACCGAGAGCGTCGAGGATCCACCTCGGCGTCAGCCACCGCTCGGTGTCCTTCGTCGTGGCCGGAAGGTTCAGCGTCCTGCCCTCACGCACGGTCGTCACCACCCGTCCGCGGCGCCTCCGGCTCCATGCCCTCGAGCGGCGGCGTCTCCTCCTCGCCCGGACGCACGTCGTCACCGTTCGGGATCGGACGCGTCACCCACTCCGCACCGGCCGGCTCACCCTGCGACGCCCACGGCTTCTCCGGCTCCGGCGACGGCGGCTCAGCCGCGGCCTCCTGCGACAGCGCCACACCGACGGCCCGCAACGACGCCATGAGCTCCGGCGACCGCTCGTGCCCGGGCACCTCGCCCCACAGCGCGTTGATCTCGGCCGTCGACGCCTTCGTGCGCGCCTCCGCCACCCAGTCGCGCCCGGACGACTCCGGCTCCACGAGGGCGGGCTGCGCCGGCACCTGCGCGGCCTGCTTCGGCTGGCCCGCCTGGTCCATCTCCTCGGTCGAGTACAGACCCGAGAGGTCCTGCGGGAACGCCTTCCGCAGCGCGAGCATTTCCGCGCACTTGCCGAGCATGAGAGCGGGCATCTTCGTCCACATCGGGCCGCCCGCGTTGTAGGCGTCCATCGTCGCCACGGCGACCAGCGGCTCGACGAATCCCTCGCGGTAGACGCCGACCCGGGCTGCCTTCGGCGGCTTCGAGTCGAGCCAGACGTCGGCCCACGTCACGCCGTCGTTCGTCCACTGCGTCGGGGTCTGGCCCCGGTACTCCTTCGTGCGCTCAGCGACGAGGCGGGCGCCGTCGATCGACACCTGCGTGCCCCAGCGACCCTTCCGCTCGATGCAGTAGATCTGCCGGGCGATCGGGTCGAGGCCGGTGCGGCGGGCGTGGAGCAGGAACGCCTCCACGACGGGCCGCGGCGCCAGCTGCCTGTTGTTCGGCGGCCCGGACACGAGGCCGGCCGCCTCGACGAGCGCCTTCTCCGTCTCCGTCCACTGCGACGCGTCGCCCGTTGCGGGCAGTGCCACCACCGTTCCGGTCATGACTTGGCCTCCTTCGTGCCCTTGGCCGCGGTGACCCGCAGCGCTGCCTTCTTCACGACGACGCGCTCCGTGCGCACCTCGACACGGAACGCCGCCTCGTGCGCCGTCACCGCCTGCTGCTCCCGCTCGAGAGCGTCCTTCGCCTGCCGCAGGTCGTCCTCCGCCTGCTCGAGGCGCTCGTAGAGCCCCGCCGGGGCCGCTGCCTTCGCGCGCACCTGGTCGAGCTCGACGACGGGCTTCTCCTCGACGACCTCCGGCGACCACGACACCCGAGCCAGCGACGACTCCTGCACCACCGACTCGCCCGCGTCGACGATCTCGATGATCGAGCGGTACGACACCTCCTTCAGGGCCTTGCCCTCCTTCTCCACCTCGAGCCCGCGGAGGTAGTTCAGAGCGAGGGTGTCGAGCTCCTCGTCGATCTCCGCGACGTCGCCGGCCTTCGCCGCGTCCAGCGCGACGAGGAACCCGACGGCGATCGTCTCGAGCTGCTTCGCCAGTGCCTCGTCGTAGTCGAGCCACTCCATGACGGGCACCAGGCCCACGGGCTCCGGCTCGTACTCGCCGTTCGCCCGCTCGAGGAAGACGTCGTCGTGCAGCTCCCATGCGTAGAGGCAGCGGCGGGCCCCGGTGACGCGCATGACCCACGTCATCTGCGCCTGGTAGCCCTTCTTCGCCTCCGTGTCGGAGCCGAGTCCGATCGGGTACTTCGACGTCTTGATCTCGGACACCACCAGGGCGTCGTTCACGACGCCGACGCCGTCGGGCGAGCCGAGGAACCGCGCGTTGTCGGCCGCGTGGAAGACGCGCGACTCCGGCAGCAGAGCCGGGTAGATGGACTCGATGACGGCGGCGATCACGGGCTCGCGGGTGCGGCCCCACTTGATGTAGCCGCCCGTCAGCTCCGGCTCCGGGCCCGCGAGCTTCTTCGCGATCAGGCCGGCGACGGTGATGCGCCGCAGGTAGAGGTCGCGCACCTCGGTGGCCGTGATGCCCTGCGCCCGCTCGGCGAGCCAGAGGGCACGGTCACGGTCGGAGGCGCCGGCGCGCTGCTCGAGCTCGGCGACGAGGTCCTTCACCGCGGCGCTCACGCGTCCACGTCCTCGGCGTCGACGTCGGGCAGGTCGAGGGCCGTCTCGCCGGTACGCACCTGGTACGCCGACTGCTGCAGCTCCTTCGCCTGCGCCAGCGCCTCCGGCGTCCGGATGGGCTCGATGTGCGTCAGCTTCACGACCGGGTAGTCCTCGCCGGACTCCATGTCGTGCGTCTTCTTCGTGACCTTGATCGTGACGATCGCCGTCACCCGGTCCGCGTCGGTGAAGTTGAGCAGCTCCTGCTCGAGGTCGGTCAGGCCGTTCGCGGTGTCGGGGATCTTCCCGCTGTTCATCTGGACGGTCATGCTGTTGCTCCTTCAGGGGTGGGCCAGGACGGGGCGTCCATGGCGTCGAGGTGCTTCTGGGTCAGCTCGCCGTCGAGGGGCGAGCCGTGGTGGCGGAGGCCCATGAGGGCCAGGGCCAGGGCGTCCGCGACGTTGTCGTCGGGGACGGGTACGTGGGGGAAGGCCGAGCGCATCGCGGACTTGACGGCCGCCTTGTCGGAGTTCCCGTTGCCGGTCGCGTACTTCGCACGGGTCTTCGGGGACACCTCGGCGATGTCGGCCCGGGCGAGCAGCTGGTCGACGAGGAGCCAGTAGAGGCCCACCCGGTCGTTGTGGCTTCCGTGCTGCGACCGCGGCGACGGCGACTCGATGACGAAAAGGTCGACGTGCGGGGGCAGCGCCGCGAGGATCCGCGACAGCGCCATGCGGGCACGGCGCCGGCGGGCCCGCAGCGTCGACGTCGGCGGCTTCGACGTCTTGGCACGCGCCGTCGTGATACCGCCCCAGTCGTCGGCCGTGACGATGCCCGTGCACGACAGCGACGGGTCGATTCCTACGACGATCACAGCGAGGTCCGTAGGGGCGTGATCTCGGCGAGCTCATCGAGCGTCGGGACGTAGGTCATGCACCGCCGACACCCGACCTTCGTCGTCTCGGTCTCGAGCTGGCGGTAGAAGGCCATGTGCTCGGCGCACACCAGCCACACGTACGAGCACGTCCGGCAGCGGATCGAGAACGCCGCGTCCTTCCCGCAGCGGGGCGCGGTGTCCATGGCGCGGATGACGCACGGCGGGCGGAAGTCGAGGTGCGCCAGGAGCGCGAGATCCTCGTCGACTTGGGTGCTCATCGCCCGCTCCGGTCCGCGAGCGCGTCGTGCCAGAGCACGATCACCGCGGCAAGGCCGAAGAGCCAGACGAGGGCGAGCAGCCCGTCGCCGTGCGTGATCCCGATGAGGATGCGGAACACGCCGGCGAGGAAGGCCGCGATCGCGAACACAACGGCGGCGACCTGGTGACCGGTCATGCGACGTCGAGGGCCGCGCTGGCCTGATTTTGAGCGCACTTCGCTCTTGATGTCGTTCATGTGGGTGCCCTTGGGGTGAGGGTCAGCCGCGGAGTCGGAGCCGCGGGGACCGGGAGATGAGGGGGTGAGGGAGCTACGCGCGACGGCGCAGCGGGATGACGTTCGTCTGCTGGTGCTCGCACGCCGTGCCCCGCACCCAGGCGTCGAGGCACGCTGCCTCGATGCGCCAGGACGCGTTCACGGAGCGCTGCACACCGTGGAGCTCACCAGCTCGGCACGCGTCGGTCACGGTGCGCCAGTGCCGCTGCGCCCGCTCCCCTGCCTGCTTCGCGGTCAGCCACTCGGTCATGACGCGACGGCCTCGAGGGCAGCCTCGACGGGGCGAGGAGCCATGAGGGCCGACACCGGCACGCGGAGTGCGAGCGACACGGCCGAGATCTCGTTCAGGCTCAGCTCCTGCTCGCCGTTGAAGCGGCGGAGTGCCGCCCGGTAGCCGAGGTGGAGGATCTGCGCGAGGTCGGTCGAGCCCTTCTTCTGGGCGGCGAGTTCTGCGCGGACGTTGGACGCGACCTGCTCACGCAGTGTCACTTTGTGCCCTGTCCGAGTCACGTTCTGTTCCATGAGAGACAGCATGCGCGTCTAGACACGCACGTGCAACTCACCCGGGGGGTGAATTGTCTTCTGGACACGCATTTGCGTATCTAGGTAGACAGATCGTGTCTCCAACCAATACAGTCACGACGTGGCAAGACACCAGGCCCCCGCGCCCACCGAGTTCGCACAGCTAGTCGCCGAGGCGATCGACCGAGAGGCCGGCGCACAACGCTGGTCCGGCCGCGAACTCGCCCGCCGACTCGGGAAGTCCGAGGGCTACGTCCGCGAGCGGCGCAACCGCAAGTACGAGTGGTCCCTCAACGACATCGAGGACTTCTGCCTGGCGATCGGCATGCAGCCCGACGCGTTCATCGCGCGCATCGAGGCCGACGAGGTCTTCCGCGCACGCTTCGACGGCCGCCCGGCCGACGTCGTCCCCCCGCGCGACAACGTGACAGAGCTTCACCGGAACGTCGGTGGTCTCGATGAGACCCAGCTCGCCGAGCACTACGACGAGCTCGCTGCAAGCCGCGACCGCAGCGCCGAACGATTGGATCCCGACCAGGCATGACGACGAGGGGGGCGTACGACCCGTACGAGCACGCCGACCGCATGGGGATCCCGGTCATCCACGGCCGGCTCCGCGTCGACAATGGGATGTGGATCCCGGAGGAACGGGTCATCGTCCTACGGCGCGGCATGAGGCGCCTCCTCGAGCGCAGCACCCTCGCACACGAGCTCGGACACGCCGCTCTCGGCCACCGCGACGACCGTCCGCGGCACGAGCGCCAGGCCGACATCTTCGCCGCCCGTCACCTGATCGACCCCGACCGGCTCGCCGACGTCGCCGCCGACCACCCCGACCCCGGGTACTGGTGCGTCGAGCTCGACGTCACCCCGCACATCCTCGAGACGTACCTCCGCGACGTCCGACGCACCGCCTAGGAGACACGCATGGCCTGGACCGAGAAGCTGCCTTCCGGGCGCTGGCGAGGCGTCTACCGCACGCCCGACGGCGGCAAGCGGAGCGCCGGTACCTTCCCGCACCAGAAGCCCGCGCTGAACGCTGCGGCCGCCGCCGAGGCCGAGGCCAGTCGCCTCGGGTGGCGCGACCCGCGCGCGGCTGCGGAGACGTGGGGCGAGTGGGTCGAGCGGTGGTGGCCGACACGGGGCGTCGAGGCGTCGACGCTCAAGGTCGACGCGTCACGCCGTGACCACCGGCTCCTGCCGAAGTGGGGCGCCGTGCCCCTGCACGCGATCACCCGGCAGGACGTTCGCGCGTGGGCCGCGGAACTCACCGAAGATGGCCTCTCCCCCGCGACGGTGCAGCGCCACGTCGCGCTGCTGTCAGCGTCGCTCTCGGCCGCCGTCGACGCCGAGATCCTGCCAACGAACCCGGCCTCCCGGTTGCGGCTCGGCGGCGGCGAGACGCAGAAGGACCGCTACCTCAGCCCGGACGAGCAGGTGACGCTGCTCGACGGCCTCGAGGGGCTCGGGCACGACGTCGTCGCGGTGCTGCTCTCCACCGGGCTCCGGTGGGGCGAGGCCATCGGCCTGCACTCGCACCGCGTGAACCTCGACCAGGGCTACCTCCGCGTGAGCGAGACGTGGGACGACAAGAACGGGCAGATGAAGGCCTACCCGAAGGGGCGCCGGATGCGGAACGTCCCGATCCCCGAGTGGACGGCCGAGCTGCTCGAGCCGCGCGTCGCGAGATCTCCGCGGGGGCTCGTGCTCACCGTTGACGGCGACCCGATCGGCTACAACAACTGGCGGAACCGCACGTGGGCGCCGGCCGTCACACGCCTCGGGCTCGCTCCGCTGACGATCCACGACCTGCGGCACACGTACGCGTCGACGCTGATCCAGAACGGCGTCCCGCTCGAGGAGATCGGGCGGTTGCTCGGCCACGTCTCACCGCTGACGACGCGACGGTACGCGCACCTCGCGGCCACGCCGAGCGCCGCGGTCATGGCCGCCCTGGCACGCCCGGTTCGTGGGGCAGACGTGGGGCAGGACCCCGCTCCCGACCACTCCAATGTGATCCAGTTCCGAGCTCGCCGCAGCAGCTGAAAGTCCTGGTCAGGGCCGGTAGGCTGCCCGTCGACTCCAATCCGGGACAGACGCCGCCGAACCCCGTGCACGCCCTTTTAATCCGCGGGTCGTGGGTTCGAGCCCCACGGGGCCCACGAACACGACGACCTCTCCGCATCGACGGGCGAGGTCGTCTCTCGTCGGTGCCGCTCTCGTGCCGGCCGTCCTCGTGCGCGTCCG